ATAGATCCAGACCCTGATGTCGGTCAGGCTGGCCCAGTCGATGTAGATCCCGCCGTCTTTCAGGCGGGTGTTCATCGTCACGTCCGCAGTGGTGCGGAAATTCTTAATTGTTCCCATGTCAGTCGTCGTATTTGACCTCCTCGTCGTAGGTCGGTGCCTCGTCCCAGAGGTCGTTGTAGTCTATGTATTCGCGAAGGATGGCCCCGGCGATGATGCCGGAGAAATAGTCCAGGGTGCCTCCCTGGAGGAGGTAGTTGTGCCCCTTGTAGGCGCAGGTCATGTTGAACTCGAAGCGGGCGTTGCTGACCGGCGCGCAGTTCCCGGAGAGGACGCGGGCGGCTCCGTAGTAGTAGCAGAGGATCTGCTGGTGGATGAGGACCGGGAGCGGCACGATGTCGTGGCCGCCGTGGTCGGTGAAGCCGAGCTGGTAGGGGAAGAGCTCCGGGTCGCCCCCGTAGACCGGGTAGTAGAACATGCCGGCGAGGTAGTTCTTTGGGTTCACGTAGCCCATCTCCCTGGAGAGCGCGCCGAACAGGGGCTTCCGGGTCAGCTGGACGTTGTAGGCGGTGTTGTTTATCGTGGTGACCTTGTTGGACTTCAGGGCGGTGGTGCCGTTGATCTCGGTCAGGATCTCCGCCACGCGGGCGTAGCATCCGTAGCCGCCGGACGACCACATCTTGTACGTGATCTGGCCGAACATGATGGTCAGGGTGCCGCCGGCGACGTCCGCGCACTCGGCGAGCTCCACGATGAAGTCCGTCTCGTACTGGTTCTGGGCGTCGAACTCCTTCGTAATCAGGTAGGCGTTGTTCTGCCACTGCCCCCCGGTCCACCAGCGCGTCGTGGTGCCGTCCGAATAGCAGAGATAGTACTTTATTTCCGCGAGGGAGTAGTGGGACTTGCCCGACATCTTCCCGGTCGCGCTGCCGGAGTTCTCCACGGTCATGGGGTTCGGCGTGAAGCGGAAGGTGAGCTTGAGCGCGGAGGTCTTCGTCCTGAAGCGGAAGGTGGCGGACGGCGCGGAGCCGTTCAGCACCTGGTTGGAGGCGATGAACGCGTAGTTCCTCCAGCCCTCCTCGCCCTCGGCCCTGCGGAGGAAGTCGTCCGGCAGGTAGAGCGTCGGGTCGAGCATCCCGGAGCCGACGTCCCAGCCGGTCTGGCCTGCGCCCGCGAGGTCGTTCTTGTCGGCGTCGTGCTCCGGGATGGAGAACGTGCCGCCGCCCGGCATGGTGTTTCCGTCGGTCTTGCATCGGTAGGTCGTCGTGGCGTCGAACGTCAGGCCCTTCATGTGCTCCAGGGAGACCCGCTCCTGGTGCTTGTAGTCCTGGACCTCCTCGATCTTCTTCACGGCGGGGTCGAGCTCCAGGGTGCCGCCGTAGAACTCCATCGTCTGGGAGCCGGTGGCGGCGGTGTAGTTGCCGAGCTTCGGGAGGTTGCGCAGGCAGGCGATCACGACCTTGTTGTTCCCCACGTAGCGCATCGTGTAGCCGATGGCGTCCAGGGTCTGCTCCAGGACGTCGTACCAGTTCATCCCCTCGAAGAGGGCGGTGTTCACCCGCGCGTCGTGCAGGTAGTAGCCGTCCTCCGTCTCCGGCACGTCCGCGCTGTACTGCTGGGTGCCGTAGGATTCGATGGTGAGGGTCATGGGGATGTCGATGATCTGCCCGGCGGCGAGGAAGAGCTCGTATATGTGCGTCAGGCCGTTGGCGTCCGGCGTCGCCCAGGACTGGTTGTCGTCGAACTGGAAGTCCTTCAGGTGGCCGATGCAGTCGCGCGCCGTGATGGTGATGATGCCCCGGTAGTCCAGGTCCTCCTTCCAGCTGTCCGGCGTGACGTAGCCGGACCATTCGGCGTCGTAGTTCCCGGTGCCGGAGTTGTATTTCTTCAGGACCACCTTGTAGAGCCGGTCGTCAGGGGTGAAGAACTCCTGCCAGTCGCCGTACTTGGTCGTCTGGGTGTCGGTCTTGTCGGAGGTGTCCACCAGGGAGAAGCGGAGCTGCGTCTTGACGATGGGCGCGGTGATGTCGTCCATGCCGCCCTGGATCTCCAGGGAGCAGCCGCAGAGGTCGCCCATGATCTTGGACGTCCCCAGGAAGTCGCGCTCGTACACCTGGAGCAGATAGTCGTGCCCCCTGGTGTTCCTGAACTCCGCGTAGTATTTGAGGTTGTAGGCCATCCTTCACCTGTTCAGGCTGTCCTGCGTCTTCTTGCCGGAGAGCAGGATGTCGTTGCCGGAGATACGCCCGGTCACGTAGACGGTCATTTCCGTCTGGATCGTCTGGGTCTCGGACCTCGCGGACGATACGCCGGAGGACGAGTATGATGTGCGGGACGCCCCGCCCTTCGCGAGGGCGGCGAGCCCGCTCTTTGCGGCTGCGCCGGCGGCGATGAGCGCGGCGCCTGCGGCCACGGCGGCCCAGCCGGTCTCGCCGAAGGTCTCCAGGGCGCTCTTTGCGGCCTCCGTGGCGACGCCCTCGGCCATGATGATCTCGCCGGCCTTGATGGCCATGTCGGCCAGGGGCGTGAGCAGGGCCTTGACCACGTTGCCGGGGTTCACGTCGGAAAGCCCGGCGAACTGGTCCGCGAGCTCCTGAACCGCGTCGCTGAAGCCCTGGATGGCGGCCTCCTTGAAGCCGTCCACGAGCTCCTGCGTCAGCTCCAGGTTGTGCTTGAACTTGGCGTAGAAGTCGTCCCACTCCGTGAAGTCCGGCGGGATGATCTCCAGGGGCTGGAACTCCACCGGCTTCATGTCGTCGAACGCGTCGTCCAGGTGCTCCATCGTGTTGTCGAGCACCTTGTCCATCGCGGCCTGGGCCTTCGCCATCGTCTCCTCCAGGGTCTCCTTGATCTTGCCGCCCCCCTTCACCGTCACGTTGTCGCCGAGGTTCTGGATGCGGCGGGTCTCCTCGTTGAAGGCGCCGGCGGCCTGGCGCTCGGCCACGATGGCGTCGACGAGCTCCTTCGCTGTCTCGTCGTTGGTGCTCTGGTAGTAGTTCGCTATCTTGGAGAGCGTGGCGATGTTCACGCCCGTCTGATCCTGAAGCCCCTGCAGCAGGGTGCGCTGGGATTCGCTGGCGTAGTGGAAGTTGTTCTTCTTGAAGTCGTCCAGGGCCTTGACGAGCTCCTGGTTGGGCGCGACGGAGGTGAGGAAGGTCTGCAGGGCCTCGCGGTTGCGCCCGGTCTCCTTGATGCCGGCGCTGGTGAGGTAGGTGTTCTGCGCCTGGATGCTGTACTGCTTGCGGTACTGCGCCTCCTGGTCATATATGCCCTTGATCTTCTCCAGGTATTCCTTCGCGGCGGCCTCCCTCTCCTTCTGGGAGAGCTTCTGGTTCCGCATCCTGATCTGGAGGACGGCGAGCTCGTCCTTCATCGCGGCCTTCTGGAGCTCGATGGAGTTCATGACCTCGAACTCCGCGTCCTTCATGTTGGCCAGGAGCTTCGCCTCGCGGAAGCTGTCGGCCATGCGCTTCCCCAGGTTGGAGAAGTCGGTGGAGTTGATGGCGGCGACGAAGGTGCCCCAGGCTCCCTTCATGCCGGCCATCGTGCTGTCCCAGATGTCGCCGAGGCGCTGGGACGTGTGCGCGAAGCTGTCGGCCATCTTCACGGCGGCGGCGGCGATGGCCGCCCACGCGGCGATCGCCCCGACCTTCAGGCCCTTTATCTTGCCGAGAAGGCCGCCCTCGCCGGAGACCTGCTCCCCGGCCTCCTTCATCCCTTTGTCGAACTCGTCCTTCTTCAGGCCGAGCTTGACCCACAAATCTCCTATCTTCATCGTCCTCGGTTCTGGTTCTTAAGGTTCTCGAATATCTCGTTCAGTTTCGCGGCCTCCTCCTCCGTGACGGTGCAGCGCCTCGCGGCCTCCTTCGCCTCCTCCTCCGTGACCTCCTCCCAGGGGAACCGGCAGTAGCTGACCGGCGTCTGCGCCCTGGGCGGCTTGATGTACGGGTTCTGCGCGTAGATGTGGAAGCAGATCCACCGCGCCATCTCCATCCTCTCCCTCCAGTCGTCCTCCCTGCCCTTCGCCAGAAGCTGGTATTCACGGAAGGAGGTGAGCCCGGCCTCGCGCTCGGTCTTGCCGCACCGGCCTACGAGGAACGCCTCGATCGGCCCATAATCCGGGAGATCCAGCAGCTCTTTTTTTTTACGGGCTCCGCGTCCTCCGTCTTTGGCGTTTCCTGGCCGTTTTCGCGGCGTTTCGCGGCGTCGGCGGCTAATTCCTTTACGGTCTTCCCCGTGAGGGCGCTGGCGGCGAATTCGACGCCTTTCATGAAGCCCTTCGGGTCGGCCTGCATCCAGCCGTGGAAGTCGCCCCGCGTGTGGGGGAAGTCCTCGACGGTGCCGTGGCCGTCCAGCTCCCAGGCGTTGAGCGCCGCGAAGTACATGAGGTCGGCGTACCTCTCCATGACGGCCATCATGCCGGCGTCCTCCTTCAGCTCCGGGAGGGGGGCGACGGTCTCCTGGTACATGGACAGGCGGGGGGTGAAAAGCAGATCCACCTTCACCCCCTCGCCGATCTCCACGGTCTTGCGCACCTGAATCATACGCGGTTAGCTGGTCGGGTAGTGGGTCACGGCCCCGTTGACGGTCAGGCTGATGCTCCTGGAGGACACGGCGCCGAAGTCGTTCGTGTCGCTGATGGAGGTGATGATGGCCTTGAAGACGTCGCCGGAGGACGGGCTGTTCGTGGAAAGCTCGCCGATGAACACGTCCACCTCCGAGCCGGAGGCGAAGGCGGAGAGGACGTTCTTCTGGGCGGCGTTGGTGTTGTCGGCGAAGATCGTCACCTCGGCGGTGGCGCCCTTCTTTCCGGCGATGAACTGCGCCCAGTCGGTGGACTTGTCGGAGACCTCGATGGCCTCCGCCGTGCGGTTGAAGGAGTTGTTCTGCTCCCCGGTCAGCCACGTCCAGGCCGAGCTGATCTTGATGTAGAATTTGTTGACGTTTCCGAGTTGTGCCATTGTATGTCGGTATTAAGGGTTGTTCGGGTTGGTGTACTGCTCCGGGACCTGCTCCTCCCCGTTGCCGGGGACGGTCGAAGGGATGTTCGCCGCCGGGACGGACTGCTCGTCCTCCTCCGGCTCCGTGTGGTCGATCTCGCCGTCCAGCGTCAGGGAGAACGTCCGGGACGCGCAGGCGCCGAAGTCGTTGGTGTCGGAGATCGCGGTTATCACGCCCCGCATGAGGTCGCCTTC